GTTCTGGCGTTAAGTTCCCGGTGTCTTCACCGTCATCCCCGAAAAGCTTTTTCAAGCCGCTCTCAAACTTTGTGAGGCGCTCGTTCGTACTCTTAAGCCCCGAGTCCAGCTCCTTGGCTTTGGTGCGATACTTTGCGCTCTCTTTGCGAAGACCATCAACATAGGCCTTCTGTTCCTTTGTGAAGCCGAGAGTCTCACCGGGATCGTCCTCGTCTTCATCGGAATCGTCATCACCATCTTCCTCGCCATCTTTCAACTTGGCTTTTCTTGCTGCTTCGTCGGCTGCTTTTTTGTCAGCCGCTTTTTTCGCTGCCGCAATCTCTTCTGGTGTTGGCATAACTAATAACTCCTTCTGGGCACCTGGCCCGTTGGTTAACTACCCACCTGGGGTAAATGTTGAGGCTCTACGCTCCCATGTTTCCCTAAACGGCACAAGGATCGCTCGATCATTGGGCCGATCAGGTGGGAACATAAAAACTCGTTCCTTTCCCTTCCATTTAAAACGAAAAGGCTCATCAATGTCCACAACCGGATTTTCGCGGGCCAGTTTCTTAGAGTCCGTGCCGGTACGCTTATCCATCGGGTGCATCAAGGACTTCTTTAAGTCCGGGATCGTGGTTTCCTGGACTGTCAGCATCCCGTTCATCTTCGAGTAGTTGTAAATGTTGTGCATTTCGGTTCTAACAATGCGATTTAACTTCCATTCCTCACCAACAAAGAACCGGCCAACATCAGCCACCAGGCCCGACACAGTTCGCTGAGATGTGTCCCGCATAATCATCGCATTCATAATGTTCTGCGTTATCTGGCTTCTAAGATCCTCGCCGTAAGCATCCAAGCTCGCATCGTACTTGTTCACCAAAAATGTTTGGCTCTCTGATGCAAGCACCGCGACGTTGATATTGATTGGCTGGATCGAGCCTTCAAACTTCTTCGAGAATTTTTCGATCTCACGGATCATGTCCTCAATGCCTCTGGTTGAAAGGATCTCCGCACTATCGACCATCTCACCTTTTAGTTTTCGCTTGATGGCTTCGATGGCCGCTGTGATCTGCACCAATGTGACATTGAGCTGCTGCTCTGTAAACGTGCCCTCAGGAATGGTCAACAACCGATCTTGCAACTGTTGCCGGACATTTCTGAAAACACGCAAAAGACGGCGTTGTTGCTTCTCTTCGAGAGATTCAACTCGCTGGATATTGCTCTCAATGACATCCTCTACAAGAGGATCTTCAAAAAACGCGCTCAAGGCAGACGGATCTTTCTGCGCACAATCGCACCAAAGATTTTATTGGAAAGTGTCCAAGCTCCAATACCAGCGATTGCTCCAACAGTTCCCTCACTGCCTGGCCGATCTTTCTGAGAAATAGTTCTGAGCATCCCGGCTGCAAAAAGCCCTGTGCCCAATCCCACACCACCACGAAGAACTGCTTTTGAAAGCCCAAGCTGGCTCTTAACGCGCTTGTAACCTTTAAGCCCAACCTTGAGCCCACGATTCACGGATGCTGCCGACATAAACTTCTGGTAGCCATCGGTTCTAAAAACCTTGTTCACTCGTGCAAGCATTTTGCCTGAGCGTTTTGCGATCCTATCCGCGTTGACTACAAGACCAGCACTTGCAACCGCAGAGCCACCGGCCACCACTGCTCCCGCGCCAATTAGCCCAGCACCTCGCCTACGCGAACCCTTCTCACGGTTGATCCGAATGGGAATGATTCTCCCATGTCTTCTGATAAATCGAACATCTTGATTTGACGGCATGGCTTACACCTTCTTCCGAATTGGAATAATGCGCCCACGAACTCTGCGAAACATCACGGAACCCGATTTGCTGGCAGATCTACCAAAGGCTTTTGCACCTGCAACCGCTCCCCTGGCAATGTGCTTTCTTAAAAGCCATCCGGCTGTGAGTGCAAGGCCCGTTTTGGCGGTGAGAATCGCACCTTCTCTAGCCGCCGCTTCCTTCTCACCGAATGGAGCGCCTAGAGCTGCGGCACCGCTGGCTGCGAATGTCGCGCCCACTGTTCCAGCAAGCCCATACTTCAATCCCATTTTAGTGTACTTCGATTTAAAAATTTTCAACTTCATGACTTCTTCCTCCTAAATAAGTACGCAACCGATGTGAGTGCAGTCACCGCGCCCAGGCCTAAAGCAAGTTTGTTTCCACGCGTCCGAAACGGTTTTATTTGTCTGCGCATGAGCTTTGGTAACTTCACTTGTCGGTAGATTGTGGGTCCCGCATAATCCCATTTCGATTTACGCTTTGCAGATGCCAAAGTGTACTGAAGCTGATCTTTGATGAGCTTCGGAGCCTCTTTGATCGAAAATTTACCAGGCTTTCCCTTCCACTGACCGGCTTTCGCTAAAGCCTCTTTCTTCCCGATCTCATTCATAAATGAGCCAGACTTCTTAGTGGTGCGGTACACACGGAAATAAGTGGATTTCACACCTTTTTCGCCTTCAAGAAGGGCTGCGGATCTTGGATGCACAACATGCGTGAAGATCTCTTTCCCGCCTTTTGCCCGCATCTCGACTGCGGCTTGCTTGGCGAGCTTCTTAGAAATGCCTTTCCCCCGCTCTGATTTCTTAACCGAGAGCCAATCAATCACTCCCTCTTGATCCTGCACAGTGAAGTGCATTCGCCCTACACGCCTTCCCTTTTTGTTCTTGGCAAAAAGAGCTGTGCCGAGTGCTGGACGCTTTGAGACTAGGGATTCCATGGGCAAAATTGAGAATTGTTTGCGCTCAATGGTGAGATTCTTCGTTTTATAAACAGTTTTTGTACGAGCAGCATCCAGCGACACGGCTGCTCCAGCCGCGCCCACACCAACGGCGGCGGCATCCTTTCGCTTTTCACGAATCGGAATGATCCGGCCATGTCTGCGAATGAACTTAGGACGATTCTGAGCCACCTAAAACCCTCCAAAGGGATTAAGCACCGGCTGCGCTGCGATCTTCGCAAGTTCCTCTTCGATATTCTCAATGCCAAAATCTTTCGCAATCCATTTCATCGCGGTTTCCCGGCTGATGACATTGGCTCCTGTGACTGATGACACAATAGCCACCTTTTGCTGAAGATCGAGCATAGTCATCGGGAAAATTTCAGGCCACTGCACAGTCACGTTCATGCTCACGGGCTTATAGCCTGGAGGCATTTGCACAGGCGATGGTGCGCCCATGTCGTCAATCATAATGTTTGCGGCAGCCATCTTGAGCACAAGTGAAGTGATCGACTTCTCAAGCATCGGGCGAAGCTCTTCAATCAACTCCACCATCGGACCATGCAGCACTTCCATGGCCTTAGCACTCTGAGCACTGCCCACAATCTTCTCAGGATCGAGCATAATTATGCGTGTGACATCCTGAATGGACATGCGCACTTTATCTCGAAGCTCCATTGCCTTTTCAACACCAGTCATCCCGGCTTCGATGAAACTCGCTTCCCCTTCTTTGCCCAGATTCCATGCCTTAGCAGAGCTGCGGATCAATTTGTCCACATCCTCTTCATCCATCTTAGTGAGCGCAAGCTGCGGATCTTGGTTGTACTGCACGGCTGTGGATGACTGAGACAGCGAGTAATTCAGCTCATCAATAAACCCTAAAACGGGCTCAATGAGAGAATCCCCGTCAATAGAATTTGTTTTCTCAGAGGTTTTGAACCACTCGCCTTGAACAAAGCCAAGATCATGGTCCACAGTCTCGACCACTTTGAATCGTGGCTCAGTGTCCCCGTTGAACTCCGGATTGTCGTACTTGATGTCTTTGGCCTTGCCGAGTTCGAGCTTAAACCACTTCTTTTTTGGCTTTCCCTTCGAGTCCCGATCGGATTCATCCTCATATACATATTGTATACGAATGCTCTCCAAGTTCCCCGCACCATCAAACTCCGGGTAACACCACTTGGAGAGATAGCACTGCACTTTGAACTGGCCTTCAACTACATAAAAGCGCACGAACGAAGACCCGGCCACAATCATGCGGCGAACCGGCTCCACCAGATGAGCTTTTAATCTCGCTGCTTGCTTGATGGTCTGAAGATAAGTTTCGGTGTCAGGATCTTCTTCCACTTTCAACAGTGGAAAAGTGCGTGAGCCCACAAGCTTTGACGCCAATCGAGCTGCAAGAACTTTTGCAAATTCGTATTGAATGCGCGGGCAGCGTTGCCTGACTGGAATGTACTGGCCATCAGAAAATTGAGATTGATCCCACGGAGTAAGCCCAACATACGCTCGCCCCTCGTAGTAGGCATCGAAGATGTCCAGCTCAGGACGGCGAAACTTTTGCTTCAAAGCAGAGCCCGCATAAACGACTCCCAGGTTGTTCGCGGCTCGAAGTTCCGAACGTGTCACCAACCCAGCAAATCGTCTTGTTTCTGCCATTACCTGCTCCCCATAACATCAAGGTCAACCGGGACTGGTTTGTAACGATTGGTCACAAGTCCCCAAACCATTTCCAACACATCAGGAGCATCATCATGATCCCCGTGCGGAAAATCCTCAATCTGATTCATAAATTCCAAACTAAGTGAACGGTTGAAAAGAATCCACCCGTTGTTGATTTTCGGCTCCAGCGTGAAAATCCGGGCTTCTTTCTTCTCGCGGTTCTCTACCTCATAAAATGGTACTTTGATCTGCCAGTCCTTGACACCAGCTTTTTTTCGGTCCTCTTCCAACAACTTCCGCTCCCGACCTATGTTCTCCGTTAACAAGCCGCGATATAAGTTCTCTTCGATCACGAACTTCTCAAAGTTCATGGCCGCGCACATCTCAAAGATCTGCCTAATGTAGATCGTCGGCTTGACCTTTTTTGTGTAGTCGGTGTGAACAAATAGCCGTCCTTTCAGATCCTTGTACGCACCAATGGCACATGAGAAGTCGAGCTTTGCCTTGCCTTTGGACTTGGTTTTGCCGGTTGCCGGATCTATCCCGCCGTAGGCATACATCTGCTCAAACGGAATGAAAGTGCCGGTCTTCTCGATCACGATGCCGCCGCGCTTTTGATCTTCGTAGTACCACCAAAGCGTGTCGAAGAGCGCCTCATCCGATGGCAGCGGAGCATTTTGCTTTTCCTTCATGAAGGCTCGCTTGCCACGTTCTTCGAGCTGCTTCATTAAAAGATAGTAAGGCTCTTTTTCTGGCCAAAGGACCTTGGTCCCTTTGAGCATCTCCTTCTCATGTTTAGCGTAGAACTTGTCCGCCTCCTGTTGCCGCTTTTCGTTCTCCAGGTTGTTGTAGATCTGCCGCCATTCTTGCCACAGATCCTCACGCTCCGACCAGGTTTCTATCGCCTTATATAAACGAAAGCGGTACGCGGGATTCTTCTTAAGCCGCATAAGGAGCGAGTCCCTGTGCAGGATCGTGCCTACTATTTCAATGCTCGTGTCGTTAGATCCCAAGTTGGAAACCACTTCGAGGAACCAGTCTGAGACTTTGTTCCTGATTTCTTCGTTATGTACTTCCTCGGAATCCTCAACGTCATCGAGTACAATTTTAGTTGGTCGGTGTTCACCAAAACGGATTCCTCGAACTTCAGTCCCAGCGCCCACCGCTTGAAGGAGAACCGGACCATGTGAGCTGTGAGCTTCAAAAGATTCTGCACCCACATTGCGGTTTTGAAAGCGAACTCCGTAAACGTCAAAGAGCACATCGTTCGTAAGTATCTCGCGCCGAATGTCCTTAAGTTTTTGTAGTGCCTGGGGCTTAGTGGCACTAATGAAAAGGATATATTTCTGAAGTCCATAGCAGATGTCATGGATTGGTTTGAAGAGTGCTTTAACCGCCGACTTCGCATAGCCACGAGGTGCACAATCCACTTGTCGCACTGAAACTTCATGCGATCCGTAGTCCTGGAAACAGTCGAGGTGAAATTGGTTGTAATCATATTTGGTATAATGCGGAAAAAACAAATCGCAAAAAAGCTCAAAGTCATTTTCACATCGAATGCGAACCGCCTCACACCAGAGTTCAAGATTTTCCCTTTCGTTTTCCGAGTCGTTCCGCAGCTCGCTCAAACGCGCTAAGAAGTCGCTCCTTGGCACCGTTTGGATCTTTTCCGCCAGTTCCACTTCCATTGTACATCCCCAGGTGTAAACCTAATAACTTTAGTGCGGCCACTCTATCCCCAAGCTGGACCTTCCTCCTATGACCAAGAAGCCCGCCGTCACCATCAGAAATCGGTGTTGTCTCAATCGCCTCAATGCCCGCCCGTTGCTCAGGCGACAAATCATCAGAGTCAATCAGCTCCAAACCCTTCGCTTCACTCCAAGTGCAAACGAGTCCAAGTTCCGCGAATGCAATGTTGGCGAGCTGCTGCACCACCCGGTCTTGTGTAACCTGAGTTCGTTTACCTCGCGCCTCTCTCAATTCTTGTATACGCTCAGAAATCCGAACATTTCCCAACAGACGCGGACCCGCCGTGTCCGCTGATTCCGGTTTTGTTCCGGGGTATGCTCGCATGTAAGCTTTCGTGGCATTATTGTCGAAGAGATATTCCTGACAAAAACGCTCTTGCTTTTCGTTCTCAAGCTTTGGCATCAGAA